TGGGAGAATGATTATGAGTAGAATTGATGCCTTTTTATTATTTCTTTTAGGAGTAGCTGTTATATTTATGGCTATTGTTACATTGGCAGATCCTAATGGATATTACATGCAAACTGTAGGAAGAATTTTGTTTACTCTAGGAATAGGATCTATAGGATTAACTATGATCTTGATTGGAGTTGCAAAAATGATTTTTAACAGAACAGAATAGGGGGAAGAGATACTCCTTTCCGGTGGGTAAAAGTGGATGCCTTGTTGTTTGCATTATCAACAGCCTCAAAGCTATACATCCCTAAATAGTTTGTTCCCCCAATAATAATTGAAACAGCTATCATGGGCAAAACTTAAATCTCTTTTAAATTATGGTAGGTTAATGTATGGAAAGCCACATAAAAGGCTCTTAGAGCCTCGTACAGAGGGGGAAAAGTTCTCCTCTGTACGAATACTAACAATCAAATTAACTCCTCTATATCAAGAGTATACACTTATAAAAAAAATCCAAAAAGAAAGCCAAGTTATCCACAGGCGAAAACCATATAGTAAAACTTTTCTCGATAATTACATTATAAAGTAAAACGGATTTAAATAGTTATTTTAATCCGGAACTAACCACAGAGTAAAACTTTACGTAAACTTTTTAAAAAAAAGAACCGGATGAGGAAACATCCGGCTCTAAATGTGTAGCATTACAAGAGAAATTATTAACATCTCTTAATGAATTACTAATCCCCTCCTAACAAATAGTCAACTATTTCCCCAAAATTTATAAAACTTTTCTATATTTTTACTAATAAAATCAAAATTTCCGGATAACTCTATCCAATTAATTTCCCATTTCGTGAAATCTTTATCGTGCATAATTTTTATTAAAATTTCATATGCTGTTTTATTACCAGTACGTTTAACGTAATTCAAACAACTCACAACTTTTGATCTTAAAACAGCTTGTCTATCCCCATTTTGATCGTATGTAGCTGTAATTCTAGGATTGTAGTTTGTGGCTTTTACACCAATCATACCGGCTTTGTTAAACTCAGAGAAAAGAACATCAACAGATTTATATTGGTCTAACGATATACTATCATTCATGAGTAGCCGGTCTAAACATGTTTGGTCTACAACTCTAACTCTAACCTTGTTGGTGTTGCCTATAAACTCTGCTTTAAGAGTATTCCCACCACCAGAGGGTTCTAGGTCATAGTCTTTTTTTTTAGTTTTTTTAAAACTTGATTTCGTCATACTCTTCTTTTTCGTGCCAACTTTTGACTACTTTTTTTGGTTTAAACATGTCTAATGGAGATGACAAATTTTCGTACCTAGATGTAAGTTTGTCAAACTCTAACTCGCACTCTCCAATAGATCCTACCCATGAGAACCTACATTTCCAAACTAATATCTGACTAACATTTGATCCACTAGCATTAGGTCTGTGAACTGTAAGACCTACATCAGATTTACTAAAGAAACTAGCTGATCCGGCAATGTCATAACCTTTTGGTGGTGGTACTGTTCCATCTTCTTTTCTAAACATTTTTTGAGGATGGGCAACAAACCAAATATGTATGCCATGTGCTTGAGCAAATACTCTTAGCTTTGTAAGCATGTCAGAAATCCAATCTGTCTCGTTTGAAGACATATCTTTTGCTATGTAATTATAAGGATCTATAACACAGCCTCTTATCCCGTATCTATAAACAGCAGTCTTCATTCTTTCCAAGATGCTATCTAACGTAGATAGCGATCCATCAGCTTGATATAAAAAACAAAAGTTTTCTGAAACAAACTTCTTGCCTTTTTCTAATTCAAGATTACTCATCCTTTCTGAACTACCCTCAAAGAATGGCTTTCCAATATATTTACTTATTAGCTTTGCAATGTGTATTCGTGGCTCGTTCTCAAATGAACATATACCAAATTTCCAACCTTTAGCTTTTGATATGTTCAGCATTATTTGATCAACAAATTCAGATTTACCGGATGATGGATGACCGGTTACTATTGTTAACTGCCCCTCTACAACTGTGTATAATGGATCTACAGCTTTATATCCGGTGCTTACCCCACTACCAATACCATCTTTGTAAATATCATCCACTTGATCATAAAAATGTTCTGCATCGTAAAGACCGGAAACCGGATAAGGAATAGGATTATCTACTATTTCTTTTAATTTATCTTTTCCATGCCTCATTAGAATTTCATTGGCATCTTTGCAGTCATTAGGATAAATAAATTTATAACATTTATCTTTCCCCACTCTTCTAGCTATCTCTTCTTCCATAGCTTGACCGGCTAAATCGTTGTCCATAGCCACAATAATTCTTTTGCATTTATCTAATTTTTCTTTTGAGTTCCAAATAAATTTAAATTTATTGTCCTCGTGTGGATCTATTTTGCCATCAACAACTTTCATAACAGCACCATGAGGTATGGAAACTGCATTATTAAATCCTATCTCCATAAAAGAAAGACAATCCATCTCTCCCTCGCAAATTATGATATCCTCAGAGTTTTCTATGTTGTCAATATTATAAAATTTTAATGCCTTGCCATAACTAGAAAAGCCTTTCTCCGGAAATGATCTGACCTTTGCAAAAGGAAACAATCCCTTTTCATTTTTGTATGGGAAAACCAAACAAGGTAATTCTTTTTGTGCTGTGCTTATATATTTTTTTGTGAACTTTACTCCGGCTTTTTCTGCTGTCTGTTTAGAAATGCCTCTACTTTCCAAATATTGCAAACTGCCATTTTCCTCTGCAAGAACATCCCATTTTTCTGTTTCGTAACTAGACAAAGGATTTGACTGTTCTTGCATGATATCCCCCTTTACAATCTTTAATCTGCTATCATTAAATTTGATGCCTCCATCTTCTCCACAATGCCAACAATTATAAAATATTGCATCAGAATCAACCTTTAAAGACAATGTTTTTTGATTTTTTTTCTTCCTAGTGTGGGAGCAGAAAGGGCAATTCGCCTTGTGCTGACCACTACCAAGTCTCAAGGCTACATCCTTGATCGAGTGTTTAATTTCCATAATTTTCTCCTTACTACACAATTACTAATTATTCCAAAAATAATTATTCGTCAATAAGAAATGAAATTTACATTTATAATTTTATTATATATTTATAATTTTAATATATATTTATAATATTAATATATATTTATATATATAATATATATTTATATATGGAAAATTACATGCTCAAAGATCTAGCTTGAATAACTTTCTTTAATCTCTCCCCTAAATATCTAGCTACTAAAGGCTTACTAGTTAATATTTCTTTTATTTTAACAGATAAGTTTTCTGAATTTAATGTTGCTAAATCACAAACAGCAACAAAATCTTCAGTTAAAATCCACTTGCCAACTGATAATTTTTCTTTGTCAGTACCAAGATATGAATCAGAAATCGCTTGGCAAATCACATGTTTCCAAAGGCGAGACTCTGATGTGAGTTCGTGGTGTGTCTCTGTCCAACCCCCAATAAATGATTTTTCTTTTGACTTGTCTGTCATTAACATAAACTTTTCCTTGCATACAATCCAAGATCACACTCTCGTCAAGATCCGGTCTTCTAGATGCATAGTATATAATTAACTCTACTTTTACGTCATTTTCAATAAGATTTTCTAAGGTGGGGCATTGTTTTGCAAAATCTTTCTCATAATCTCTCGCTTTTTGAGATTTTATAACACCCATTCTTTTGCCAAAATTAACTATTTTTCTAGAGTTTGCCTTAGATGCCGGTTCTCCATAAATAATAAATTTAAAACTTTCTTTTATTTCTGTTGACATTATTTTACCTATATATATATATTTATACGTGCATTACAGGAGATTGACATGAAGATTACCAATAATTTTGGTATGCCACAACCATTTGTGGACTTTGCCATAAACGACAAATACAGTAAAGGCAAAGCTGATATATCGATAACATCATTAATTGATAGTCCTAGAGTTAGGATTATGAAAAATGTTTATGACAATGACATTGAAGTTGATGCTGTTGATATGGTTTGGGCATTATTTGGTACTGCTGTACATTCAGTTTTGGAACAATCAAATTCATCCAAGAACATCATAAATGAAGAGAGATTATATGCTAGTCATAATGGTTGGATTATATCCGGTGCATTAGATAGGCAAGAAATTAAAAATAACACAGCATCCATCATAGATTATAAAGTTACATCTGTTTGGTCTGTTATCTATGGTAAGCCGGAGTGGGAAAAACAACTTAATTGTTACAGTTGGCTTTTTAAAAAAAATAATACTCATAACCAAATAAAGGTAGGATCTTTAAAAATATGTGCAATATTAAGAGATTGGAACAGAAGAGATGCTGAGAGAAAAGAAAATTATCCACAAGCACCTATAGTCTTTGTGGACATTCCTATTTGGGATGATAATTCCATTGATAAATATATCTCTGACAGAGTTTCCTTACATCAAGAGGCTCAAGTTAATTATGATTTAAATGCAGACTTGCCTTTATGCTCTGATCAAGAAATGTGGAAAAAGAATGATACTTGGGCAGTAAAGAAAAAAGGTCAAAAGAGAGCATTGAGAGTTTTAGATAGTGAAGAAGAAGCTATTAAATACGTAGAATGGCATGACAAAACCGACCAAGCCTACATAAAAAAATCAGATTTAGAAACAGAACATCGAAGTGGAGAGTACACTCGTTGTGGCAACTATTGTTCAGTTGCTGAATTTTGTAATCAATATAAAGAGAGGATAAAATGAAAGAACAAAAAGCAAAGCCAAAAAAGGTTATAAGAAAAGTTAAGAAAAGTGGTGTTGTTAAACTTAAACCATCTTTAAAAGAGCCTACAAAAAAAGAGGCATATGAAAAACATATAAGAGAGGCAACTGTAAAATCACAAAACAAAACTAATACTAGTGTTTTTCGTGACATAATTGATGCCATCATTGATACAATCAAAGACAAATTGAGAATAAAATGAGTGACAGAATTGATCTTTGTTACTTGCCTACAAATGGTTTGTGCAAAATTAATGAGATTTTAGACGATAGTTTTTTTCCTAAAGAAAAAGAAAACATAATTACTCAAGAACTCATTACATACGAAAGAACCAAAATAGGTATAAAGAAAACTACGTTTAAAAGAAACTTTACAAGTAAAAGCCATTACGACAGTACTACAACTGAAATTTTTAGTTGGAGCAAGTAAATGGAAAATGCACTTGAAAAAAAAAGAGGTACTTACTTGGGTTTTTTTAAAGAGGGAATAGTGGATGCTTTCTTTAATAAGAATTTATACGAGGAAAAGAAAAGTTCTTACTATTACAAATTGGGATATCAATTTGGTTCATTTTTAGAAGTTAAATTAAAAGAAAGAGAGGAAGAAAATGAAAGATGAAGTGCCGGATAAGGTTAAGGAAACCTTAAAAGAAATTGGAATGACAGCACAACAAGCCGGTTGGAATTGTCATGGAACTTATGTCCTTTTACATAAAGCATTGGAAAAGGTCGCTGTTCACAAAAAAATTACATTTAAAGAACCAACTGTTTTGGAGAGTAATTCTGAAAAGAAGATTGTCAGTTTACTTGTTACCGGCAGTATGGGAGATAGTTCAGAATGGTCTATAGGAGAGGCATCTCCATCAAATAACAAAAACAGTTATCCATATGCTATGGCTGAAAAAAGAGCCAAAGATCGTGTGATATTAAAGTTAGTTGGTCTTCATGGAGATGTCTATGCAGAAGATGAGGCTGATGCTTTTAAAGAAGAAAGACCGGATGAAATTAAAGGTGGCACTATAGATAATGGATCTGAGAAAACAAAAGAAGATCCACCTAAAGAGACTATGGAAATAAAAGAGGTTAAATCCGGCAAAGTAGAAAATGTTAATTTAAAAGAAGATGTTGCTAACATAAAGCAAGTGTTCTTAACATTTATGCCGGAAGACAGCATTGAGGAACTGCGTAGATTTAAAAATTCTAATGCAGAGGCTCTAAAGACGTTGAAAGAACTAGATGCTATGGCATTTGGGGAAGTATCAACAGCCTTTATTGCAAGGGCAGACAAAATCAAATCCAAACAACAAGGAGAATAAAATGGAAAATGATTACCCACCAAGTGGCACTCTATTTGAGGCTAAAGTTAGAAAAACAGATAGGTCTCCGGATTATACCGGTCAATTAGAATTACCACCGGAAGTAGTGGAAGACCTATCAAAGCAAATTAAAAATGGAAATCAAAAACCTAAATTAAGTTTAATAGGTTGGAAAAAGATAAGTGGTAAAAGTGGAAAGCCATTTTTAAGTTTAAGGGGAAATATTTTTGAGATTTACAATCCTAATGATCAAAATCAATCTTCTCAAAACAAGCCAAGCACATCAAGCGATCACGATGCATTAGCTGATATAACATTCTAAGGGAGATTTAAATGGAAGAAGTTAAAGCAAATACAGATAATCTAGGTGTTCCTAGTGTAAATTTCGAGGCTGTCAAAACATCTATGATGCAAGATAAAAATGGAACAAATATTAGGCTGACAATACATCCTAATGATGTGCCACCACAGTTGCATAAAGATTGGGTTGGATCTAGATACATGGTTGTTATGGTAAAATTAAATGAAGATGGCACTCCGGAAAAAGGGGATATCAATGTCACGAATGAAGTTTAATGATGATACTGTAGAAAATAACGAGTATGTAACTATTGAGGGATTGTCTAAGATGCTTAATGTATCAAGACAATCTATAGTTAAAGTAATAAACGATACGGAACGTAATTTCCCAAAACCTTTCCCTTTAATGAAATCTGAAAAACGAGAAAAGAATATTTGGAGTAAAAAGGAAATTAAAGAATGGCTTGAGGAACAACGAAACCAAAAAGTTACGTAAAGTTATGACTAGGGCAAAGTACGAGACGCTAGAAAACCTCACAGAAGAAAAAAATATATTAGGATACATCTCACAAAAGTGGGATGTATCTTGTTCTAAGATGCCAATATCATACAAATTAGATTATGCCATGTACAGAAATGAAGAGTTAGTAGGCTTTGCTGAAGTTAAGTCTCGCACTCATGCCTTCAGGACATTTGACACATACATAATTTCTTTATCAAAAGTAATGTCAGCTAGAAGATTAGCATCTGTCACTAGCACTAAATCATTGCTGATTGTAAATTGGAGTAACTTAATAGGTTGGATTGATTTTTTCTCTGACTTCTCTGTTCGACAGGGTGGTAGGTCAGATAGAAATGATTGGCAAGATCAAGAGCCAATGTGTCATTTTGATATTAATGATTTTAAACTAATTTCGGACTCTGTTTTACCGGCAGCCGAAATAAAGGAGAGAGAATAATGAAATTATACGATGAATACAAAGAAGCATTTATAGGCACTACTATAAGTGCTTTCAGTAGAAATCAAGTGGCATTATATGACTATGATAAATGCATAATGATACTGATGCATGACAATAAATGGAGTGAGGAAGAGGCTGTGGAGTGGTTTGATTTTAATACCATAGGTGCATGGGTTGGCGATGACACTCCAATATTCATCAATCAACATAAGATTAGCGATATAGAGGAGTATCTAGATGAAGAATGACAATGTAAACAGACCTAATCATTATAGAAAAGGTAAGGTTGAATGTATCGATGCTATCAAGTCTGCTACGGGAGTAGGTTATGAGTATTATTTGCAAGGAAATATTCTCAAGTATGTTTGGAGGCATAAACATAAAAATGGATTAGAAGATCTTTTAAAAGCAGAATGGTATCTCAAAGAACTAATAAAAGTAAAAAAGAAAAAGTAAAGCTGTATTTGATGCCACCGGGGTCTGATTCGACTAGACTAAAACTTTACGTAAACTTTTTGTCTAGCATAGATTAATAACACCACTCAAATCAATAACGTAGCTGTAGGCACTACTATCATGCATCGTGTGCAGATCTATCTTTCTTTAAGACCTACTTCCCTCATAAGCACTACCCCTTTTCTCATAAGCTCTTGGATCTTTTCAGTTCTAAGTCTTATGAGCTTTCTCCTAGTATCATCCGGTATTCTAAGGTTTCTTTCTAATTCTCTTATTTGCCTTAACATTCTATTCCTAGCATTGTCTATAGCTTTAAATCTTCCATATATCTTCAGTTCATCATCGTATCTAGCACGAAGTCTTCTTATATCTTCTATATCGCCTCTTCTGTTTGCCAAATCTAGTCTAGCAAATATAGTAAACAATCCTTTTCTATTTTCTAAATAAGTTTGTGTGTCTACTCTTTCAGACGGCTGGGCAATAACCTTACGTAAAAAAGGTATTCTTGATTCAATGTTACCATCAAAATCTCCTTTTATAACATCCGGTATAACTCCAAAAGCTAAGTTTCCAAATCTATTAACTGTAGCACCGGCTCCACCTATTGCGAACTCAATCCAATATTCAATAACATCCGGAGACCAATCAACTATTCCACTTTCAACTTCATCTCCACCGGTAAGACTGTTTAACTGATCTACTATAAACTTAGGTATGGCTCCGGTATTGCCCCAGTACTGTTGACTGTCCGGTCTAGGCGAAGATGCGTACATAGGACTTTCTTTGTATATAGGATCTCCTCTATAGTTTTTGTTTACAAATAATTCTATAAAAGGATCTAAAAATGTAGGTAAAGCGTATGTCTCCCAATTTTCTATAGCACCAAATGGACTTAATGTTTCCATTGTTGTGTTGAATATAGAGCCACTTGCTTGACCAAATGTATACTCACCACGAGTGTAGCGACTTAATGACCTGCCTAAGTTAACAGCCATATTTAATCCATAAGCCAATGGTATCTTAATAAATTTCTTGTCTGACAATCCCATGCTTGGGAATATCAAATTATGCTCTAATGAGTAATCGTCTAGATCATCATATTGCTTTATGCCATTATCATCTTCATCATCGCTAACCATTGCCATAAGTTGATCTTGAAGTAATCCATAAGCAACCATACCTAGCCATAGTTTTCTAACTCTAGGAGACCTTCTAGCCGCCATGAGCAGAGCCATACTTCCTTGTAATGAAGCATTGTAAAACAAATACAATGAATTCATTGCAACTTTGTCTTCTCCACCTTTTGCAAAGTTTACTGTTACATCTCTCGCTGCTTCAGCAGCCCGTGCATCAGAGAAACCTCTTTTTTTCAAAGCTGTGAACGTAGCGACACGAACACCATTTTCAACTGCTGTGTTATAATCATCTAAAAACTGTAATAATTTTCTAAATCCTACCTTATGCAGTCCTTGATTTTGTGTTCCACCAATGTCATTTAACAGCTTACCCATATTTTCCATCTGGTCTTGTACACTAGCCATCATATTTGTAGCGTTTTTTCCACCTGCTTTAACAAACTTCAAATACTCTTGTGACCAAAAACTATCTGTATTTTCAGTTCTTAAAACATTTCTTATACCTAGTATAGCTTTGCCTGTTGATAACCCTATCTCTTTTGTAATACCCTCTAAATCATATTGTTGGGCGTTAACAAGAGCAGTTTCCAAATCTTTTGCTAAGTTAGGTAACACGAAAGCTGGGTTATACGTTGTGTTAACATTTGAAAGCCATTTGTTTAATTTACCTAACATTCTAATAAATGTGCCATTAGTTTGTGGATCTGAATGTAATTTTAATGATCGGGCTATCGATGAACTGTAAATGTTTACGTAAACTTCTTGTCCATTTTCTTTTACTGCAAATTGATTGGGATTCATTGGATCTTTAGTGGCAATGTATGCAATATTTTTAGACATATCTGATGCCAACTGATCGTTTATAGCGACAGTTCCATCTTGACTTTCGTTTTCACCTCTTATTAATTTTAAAAAAGATACACCTACTTTGTTTCTTTCACCTCTATCAATGGCCCTCTGGTTCTGTGCTATAGCAGATGCTAATATGTTCTCTGCATATTTAGTTCCTCTACCCTTTGCACTTCTATCCTCATTGCCCATAGCTCCAAATAGATTAACTGTTTTTCTTTGTCTGTTTAATCTGTCGTCAGTAGCTTCATCAACTGCATCCATATCACCTCTAAGTGGGACATAATTTTTATACTCTACTCTTTTATCATATGTTTCTTGTGTAATTAAACCTGACTCAAGCCTTTTAGCATTTGTGCTTTCTATTAAATTTTTTGTAAGATTAACTATATTATTAAATATAGTTTTATTTTCTGCATTTAATCCATCAAACCATTGCAATATTGCTGTAGCTTCTGCATTAGACATACCTGAACCAAGTGGTCTTTTATGATCCTGTATAATCTTTTTATTACGCTCTTTAGCGTGTCTAGCGTATAATAATACATCTGTTAATACTAAATTGTTATCCACACCAAGCTCTAAAGCAGTTTTTACAAAACCTTCTTGTCCTGTTTCTTGCGCAGCGGCTTGTGATAGAGAGGATAAATTATTTAATTGATCGTCAGTAATATTAATCTTTTTAACTTCTTCTAGTATTGGCTTTACTATAGTTTCTTCTAAGTCAGTTAATTGTGCGCCTGTAGTTCCATGTGAGTTTTTTTCTTGTAAATACGTATCAGCAACATCAGATATGTTATATCCTTTGTCTCTAAGCGTATCCATCATATCGCCAATAGGTTGAAATGAATCTTGAAACTTTGTAACTATTCTATTTGCGGCATCTCTTCTAGTCTTTCCCATCATAGGAAAAGATTTGCCAAACTTATTTATTATACTTTGTGGAACTATTTTTAGTCCCTTTTCTATAATACCTGCTAAATTATTATACCTTATAGTTTGTTGAGATTCCTCTATATAAGCATCATTTTTTATAGCAGTTTGTTCTCTCTGTGTTGCTCCTGTTAGACTAGCCCTTATGGCTGATTTTCTAATCTCAGTTCCTCTGGGAGCGACTCCTCCAGTTCTGCCGTCATCGGTGGGATCCCCTCTGGATAAGCGAGATCTAGATAGTTCTCTCTGGTAACTGGAATCTCCAAGCTCTGCAGATACTGTATCAGACTGTCCTGACCACGCTGGCGCTTCAAATCCTGTTGTCGTTGCATCTAAAACCTCCTGTCTTGCTTCGTTTATGTTTATATTGCCTTCAGTATATCTATCCCAAATATTTTCTATTTGAGCTACTTTTTGTTCATTAGATTTAAAAGTGTCTTTGTATAACCCTCTAATTGCTTCCCATGTAATAGATTGCATTTGTCTAGGTAATATACCTCTTTCATTTGCTGCTCTTTCATAAGCCTCTGCCAATAAACCATAAGTGCCATACGAACCTGAAACAGATGAATTAGGTATAATACCAAACTTTTCTGCTCTACCTTTCTTCGTATATAGCCCAAAGTTATGATCAACTTCTAAAGATTTACCACTTAATGGTTTTAAATGAGCAGCCGCAACTGCATGTGTGTCTATGGTAAGGTGGCCCTCAGTGGACATAGGAGTAATTATATTATTATAAAAACTTCTTATTTTATGTCTTTTACCCATAACTATAGATATGTTTTCTAAAGACGGATCATCCATAACATCAATAGCTTTTGATATCTCAGATAAACTTCCCCATCCTGTTTTCTTAGGCTGACCATTTTTTGTTCTTGCGTAATCTAAAAACTGACCTTCAGGTGTTACTATTCTATGGCCTCTGTCATTATATGTTTCATCAAATATTCTTATCCACATAGCTTTATGCATAGGTAATTCCAAGCTATTTAGGCTATTTGAGTTTCTTCTTGGATTACTTATATGATTTAAAGCTGCTTTATATTTGTCTTTATTAAATAATTTTCTAGCAGTCTGCATCATCTCCGGGGTGAACTGTATGTTACCAAAGTTTTTAGTTATGTCTAAAACTCTTTCAGATAATGATACATTCATATACCAATCTTTTTGTGGAGACTGAGCCGCCATAACAGCTGCTATAACTTCTGGGCTATAACCATACTCTTGAGAAAATCTATCTACTATAACTCTAGCGCCATCATACCATTTAGAAGATCTGTCTCTTGTTTCAGGGTCTATTGAGTCATGTATAAATAAAAGATTGTCTTTTGCCGCTTCAATATAATCTTCTATTATTTCTAAATCTGAAAAGTTTGCGTAAAGTTTTGAGTTTTGAGATATATTATATCCCTTGATAAGGTTGGCTGCTTTTCTTGCAAGCTCTTTGTCATTTCTAATTGCATCTCCATTAACAAACAACAAGCTCTGTAAAGGATCGTCTGTTCTTGACTGTGCTGTAGGAAATCTTGTACTTATAGTATGCTCTTGCCCCCGCGCAAGAACAGCAGACCTCATTAATCTGGTAGCATCATCTCCACGCTTTTGATTAATTTTATCTTTATATGCCTGATTGTATTTTTGAGGTTGATATGTTTCTGCTATTTTTAACTCATT